CATTACAATGTCCACGCGGTTCCGCCCAACGCCTCTGTCGAACGCGTTCTTCTCAGACTTTAATCGGGAAACAATTCACAATAATTTAATTTCACTAATTAAAAAACAAACTGGCTACACGATAGACAAGCAGAATGATGCGGACATCCAGGGTCTCATGCGCAAGGTCTACATTAACATGGCGTCCGATGAGTACAATAACGTCAAGGACAATGTTTCCAAGATGAATTCCAAGGTGGTTGACGAGGCGAGCCAGATGGTCCTCACGGGCGTTCTTCAGCAGATAACCTACCTCCAGGACATTACATCAAACCCCGTTCCTCTTTTGAACCCAATCAACACGAGCACATACGGAAATAAAATTCCTATTAACAACAAGTACGGAATTAATCCTCAGTAAATATAAATGAACAACTTGACTGTAGTTTTTGTTTGCTGTATAGCCATGTGCGTTTTAGGGTTTGCCCAAAATAACTTCTGTGGAACAAACCCTATGATAAAACAAAACACATGTTCTAATTCTATAGGAGGTGTAGCGTGTCTTGTATGTCTTGTAAGTATATATTTAATTTTGAAAAAATAAATATTGTAAATTATCAATGAGACCTCTGGATGACATTCTTGTGGGCTTTATAATTTTCTTCATTCTTGAAAGGGTAATTCGTTTGGTAGGAGTAGTGATATTTGAACCAATCATAATGTCCAAGACGAATGATGAAAAGGTTACAAAAAATTGGGTTCAATTAATTGACATTGTGTTTTTGGCGACTGCGCTTTTTCTTGTTATTAGGTTCAAGAAACAACTTGCGAGGATAACTTAAGGATCTCACTCGTGTTCACCGTAAGATGAATAAGTACCGTGACGAAACTGCAGAATTATGTAAACGAAAAGGTTGGGACAAAGCTCCAATAAGTACCGTGTGGATGTTGTACACCGAGGAAAACGGGGAGCTTGCAAGCGCCATCCGTCAAAATCAGCACCTGTACCGCAAGACGAATCTTAAAAAAGATCGCGGAATAGATGTTGTTATGGAAATGGGTGACGTTTTCAGTTATCTTTTTCAACTGGCTCATATGCTCAACATCGATCTTGATCAGATGTGGGAACTTCACAGAAATAAAGTTCAGAGCAAAAATTACCCAGTGGAAAAAAATGTACGAGTTTATTAATGGCCACTGCCGCTATGATAAGTGACTGCGCTCACATAAATCATATCAATCCATTTACCGCGACAAATACATTTGGTACCCCTACAAACGGTGGATTTTATGATGGACTTGATGGGTCATATGTTGTGCAGATTGACGAGAGTCCCATGGCAAAGAATGACCCGAATGATGACCTGACACACTTTACTCCAGACCACATCAATCGTTCGGGACCAGGCTTTCTCAACGAAGCAGCTCCGAGTCCAGCGCCTTTTCTAGGGTATCCAGCTCGCAAGTTTGAGTACCCTGAAACCTTTGTTTCGACCTGGTATCGTCCAGGACTCGAGACGATGCCAGTTCCTCCTGAAATAAAGAAACCTTGTGAAATGCCCCAGAAGAAGTGCTCAATTATTAATCAATTGTGGTCTGGACACTTGAATAAAGACAGTGACATTCTGATAATTCTTTTGCTCATTGCTCTTGCCGTGTATGTTTTCAGATAGGCACCACCTTACTCGCAACCACCTTGATGAGTTTCTTTTCCAAATTTTGTTTTTCTTCTATGATCCGTGCTGCCAAACGAGGACACGAGTGACTCTCAAGTTGGATACACCTTGCGCAACACATGGCAAGGCATTCATTGCACTTGAGAATCTTCATTTTGTGGGGACAGGCGCCCATCGTCTCTTACTTCACATGCGATATTTATCTTAATGTAGGGTTCGTCATCTTGAATTTCACAAAGACCGTGTTCGCGACCTTTCAGGACCTTTTCCCAGATGGCTTGCATTTTGGGAAGATTTTTAGCAAACCATTCACGGTCGCGTTTTACCCGTGTGACCATGAAGATCTCCGGCGACTCACCCTCTGCCGGTCGGTACTGAACAAAATCGCAATCTTCAAAATCTAAAATCTCCAAAAGAAGCTGAATTTGAGGCATGTAATACTTTGGAACCTTGTTTTCAATTTTTCGAGTAAGTGGGCATTTAATCTCAAGAAGTATCCCGTCGTCGGTGATACCGTCTGCCGATCCCCCGATAAAAGGATACTTTGGATGCTGTACAAGACCTATTTCCGTTGTGTGTTTCCCGAACCTCTGATCATAAAGGTCGCGCACAAGAGGCTCGAGAAGCGTACCGTGTGCAGTTGCGGCGTTTCCGGCCCATTGCGTTTTCAGAACCTTTTTACGAACAAATGCGTCGGGACTCTCGTAGTGATTGTCACCGATGGCAGACGCGACATCACTTGCAGTTATCATATTTTCACGAAGTTTGAGCCATTCCTCCGTTCTCTGGTCGGCGTATGTCGCCTCCTTGAGTTGCTTTACTCGTTCCAGGAGCTGGGACATTCTTTCCTTTGAAACGAGAGTCCGTCTTAAGTACAATTTCAGCCGCATTTTGTTCTGCTTGCTTCTTTGTTGTTGCGTACCCAACAGCTTCGGACTGGTTGTTTACCACAACAGTTATGCAAAACGTGCCGTTGATTGTATTGGTCAAGAGGTACTCTGGAAGCGGGTACTTGAGCGCCTGACACCACCGCATCAGCTGATCCTTGTAATTGTCGTCTACCAAACTTGTGGTTACTTTTTTGAAACTTTCTAAAACGAAATTTTTTGCATGAACCATTCCTAAATCAATATAAATTGCTCCTATAAGGGCCTCGAATACATCTTCCATAATGTGTTCATTTGTGTTCCACCCGTTTCGCTCGCCCTTTTCGTCCATGAGAATAAGTTTATCGAGACCGAGAACTTTGGAGATTTCGCACAAAGTCTTTCCCCTGACCATCTTCGTGCGTGCCTTGGTCAAGAACCCTTCCTGTTCCTTCTCGTGAAGGTCAAAAAGATGCTTGGTAATTATGAAACCAAGGACTGAATCTCCCATAAATTCCAGAGTCTCATATGATCCATCGAGAGCAGAGTAACGCTTCAGAGCGCTTTTGTGAGTGAAAGCGCGCTGATACGTTTTTGTATTTTTAACTTTAGTTCCAACAAGAGAATTTAGAAATTCGCGAGAAATTTCTGGAGCTGACTCAAGTTCCATTTTATATTATCTGACATCCATTTGTTTAAGCCGTTGCCGCAGGCTTCGCCACCTTCGGGCGAACCTTCTTCTCCTTTGGGGGAGCATCGGCGGGTACTGCAGGCGCCTCGGGGGCCTTTGGCTCCTTGGGTGCCTTCTCAGGCTTGGGCTCCTTGATGTAGTGAGGGTTGATGAACTTTTGAATATTCAGAAAGGTCACCTGGATACCCTCTGGAACAGCCAGCAGATCCTGGAGCGTGTCGTCCAGGCTAATCTTCTGACCATTCTTCAGACCCTTTGCCTCGACGTACTCGTTCACCTTGCGGGTCACCTGAGAACGGGACATGAGGTCCTCTGGACCAAGCTGCAGGAAAGCCCGCAGCTTGTCGGACAGCTTCATCGGCTTGTTGAAACCGTTGTTGGCTGCACGAGCCTTTGCCTTCTCACCCGCAGGGTCCTCCAGGTGCTGGCGAACCTTGCGCATGTCCTTGCGCAGAGCCTTAATCTCCTTGAGCAGTGCATCGATTGAAAGTGGGTCCATTTCTATTATAGTCTAGGGTGTAGCCTTTAAGCCATAAAAATCATCAGGAGAATCAAGATCAAAAGAAATATTGGAGTTATCAAAACTTGCCAGACTGGAATTACCTGAGCTGGAACTGTAGGTGGAAATGAAGTCGCTCTTGAAGTGGATGTCGGTTCATCTGATTGTGGCAAATTGACGTTGAATCCCAGCGGCAACACATCAGAATATTGGGACGGATCGATACGGAAACGGACGCCTGCTACTGTTTTATTACACTGTCCAGCACAACACCCAGGATTGCATGGGTACACCAGCCCGTTCTGAATGTTTACGTATCCACATATTTTTCCCAAATCATCCATAGGGTCGGGAAGACACATGCATTGTTTCGAAACAAACTCTCCACTACAGGACGTCATCTAATATAAAGAATACAATATTTATTAAGGTACATGGAGTACGGAACGCCTCAGAAGCTACCAAATGGTCGATACTTTCTCAAGATTGGTCCAGTTCGGCATCAGGTGAATGGTCTTGTGCTTCAGGATCCTCTCGAGACCAAGACGGTTACATTCAAGATCAGTAACTCTGACTTGTTTACTGGAATTGATGCTGAGATCATCGCCAAGGCCAAGGAGTCAAAGATGGAATGGTTCAGGAAGGATCTTTCAGATGAACTAATTTCCGCTGCATATCAGGAGAGTGTGTCTGATGGCATTCTTGACGCATCACTTGTGACCGTCAAGGGTCAGACTCGCACGGTTGCATTTGATTCGCAGAAAAACCCAGTCGAGCTCCAGGCGGTTGCAGTTGGTACCACATGTGATGTGGTTCTCGAGCTTTCAGGACTGTGGTTTCTGAAGAAATCATTCGGTCCAATTTGGCGAATTGTCCAGGTCCGTACCAAGGCTGCGCCCAAGGAGCCAGTACACTCATACCTTTTTACCGATGACCCAGTCGAAGAGCCCGAAGTTGAGGATCCATCAGACTATGTGGATTTGGATTAGCCTCAAAAAAATTATAAGATCATAATATAAGATGGAGAAAAAGCGTCTAGCAATTTTGGTACTCGTGGCAATCTTGTTCATAGTTTTCTTGATGCCGAAAAAGAGTCCTTTCTTTGGGTCAATGTCAGCTCCAGCATCAGCGTCAGTCGTCGGGTTTAACACAAATCATTACAACAATAATACGGCTGCAAGTGGGAATGTGATGCAGCCGGCCCAATTTTCAACTTCACAGGCAGGAGGTTCCAACGCCGTGGACCTCTCTCAGCCCATGGGTGGGTCATGGGCCGCCGATGGCATTTCATCAGCTGCTCTGATCCCTCGTGAAGTTGTAGGCACGGATGACTTTGGGCAGTATGACCCAAGCCTCATCCTCTCTGGCCAGAGCTACCTAGATCCCAGGAGCCAGATTGGCTACCCAGAGACTCTGGGCGGTGTTCTGCGCAACGCTAATCGCCAGGAGCGCTCAGAGCCTCTCAATCCTCGCGACCCAGTCAGCATCTTCAACCTCAGCACCATTCCCCCAGATATCATGCGGCCCAACTTCGAGATTGATAACGATTACATGTAAACAACGCGCTTCACTCCTGTTTTTTAAACCAGAAATAATAGAAATGGACTTTAAGACCACCACGACCGAGTGGATTGCTTTAAAAGCCCAACTCGCCGCAGCTCGCAAAGATCTTGGAACGTTGAATCAACGTGAAAAGGAGCTTCGCAAGCTAGTGACTGAACACATGGCTCGGAACGAGATTGACACAGTCAAAGTTCACGAAAAAATCAAGGTAAATTTCAAAAAGAGCAAGAAGAAGGGATCACTGACGAAGGATGTCATCAAGACTGGTCTGCGACTGTTTTTTGGCGGGAACGAGGCACAGGTCGAGGGGGCATTTAACGCCATCCTCGATGCAGCACCTACCCGTGAGGTTAACGGAGTTACCGTTACTGGTCTAAAGGTCTGAGTCTCTTAATTTATAAGAACATGGTTTTCAAAAAAGAATCATTCGGGCTTGATGCGCCCACCACCAAACTATGGGACACGGCGGAACTCGCGTACGATTCAGAAGAGTCGAACGACGAGCCGGACCCCCTCCATCCAGAAGACTGGCAAGACTGGTACTCGGAGCAACTCTTGGATGCATGGGAAAAGATTCGAGAATATGCAGATTCGCATTATCTAAATCTTCGGACAACATATCCCAAGTTTGTAGAGTTTGTAATGGAACCACATAGGTATTTTGACCCAATTCCACCTACACACGTAGAAGAAGACATGTGGAACATTGTGTGCCGTGTTCCCGTAATTTCCGATAGGATCATAGATATAAACTTTTTCACATGGGTCCGACAAAATATAGATCGTCATTGTAATGTTTGATGTGACAGGACCCAAGGTTCTCGTCCCGTCCATACTATTTGCAGTTATGAACCCCAGCCTGTTTGGAACACACAAGCACGTTGGCGTTCATGCCTTTTTATTTTCAATTTTGTATTTTTTAATTTGTAAATTTGTGGTCAAGGTCACAGTGACTAAAATGGATTTGATCACGACGACAATTCTTTTCATTCTCTTGACTCCCGATGTGCTTTTATCCATTCCTAAACACGGAGGACCAACGACCCTTCTGGTTCACACGACTGTATTCGCAATTGTCTTCGCTTTTATACGTGGAATATTTCCAGAATACTATTAAGTATGGTTACCCATCTATCTATAGGACCAGGTGCCATGGGATTTTATCTGTATCTCGGATACATTTCACAATTAAAAGACAGTGGAAAATTGAATGAACTCGAGGAAATTGCAGGGGCATCAGCAGGTTCTCTCGTTGGATTCCTGTACTGTCTCATGAAAGGTGACATTCGAAAAACTCTTGAATGTTCATTAAAAGTTCCTGTAAAGGATGCAATGAAACCAAATTTAAAAATTCTAATGAAAAAATTTGGATTAATTTCTCCAATTAAAATTCGTAAAATTATGTCTGACATTTGTTTGACAGAATGTAACAAAACAGATATTACGTTTAATGAATTATATGAATTGTATCCCATAAAATTGCATGTAACTGCATATTGCATCCAGCTCGAAAAGACAAAGTACTTTAGCGTGGACACCACACCCGCCCTAAGTGTTCTTGACGCTATTTGTGCGTCTATAGCTATTCCATTTCTTTTTTCGACCGTGAAGCTAGGTGATGGAATGAATTATATAGATGGAGGAACAGTTGAATCGACCCCATCAAGTGCGTTTATAGGTAAAAAGAATGTTCTTGCGGTTGGTTTGAGCTTTTCAGAATGGAATTCAGACGTGAAGGACATTAAATCATATGCGCTCAGTCTCTTGTACACAACTATGAAGCTCAGGTACGAATACCCAGTCCCTACCCACAGACTCGTGATTCGAGATGACGTGTTCGACTTTGGTGCGTCAAGCGAGAGCAAGCTCCGCATGTACACATGCGGGTACAGTCAACAATTTTCTCAATAAATGTAAATGCACGCAGATCTCCGGAAGGCGCATGTCCGCAAGCTCACGGCCAAGCGCATTTCAGTCAAGGGGTCCGCGGCTCGCCCGGGGTACTCCTACGTGCGTAAAGCCAAGACCGTGTCTGTCCGGGGCGTTCCAGCGTATGACGTGGGAACTATCGGAAAGTCCAAGGTTCGGATAGGTCCCCTTAAGCACGGTATGCTCACCCGTTTTGGATACCACCCAGTCGAGGCAAAGACCAACCGCCACAAGGCGCTCATGAAGGCTATCAATGTTGGAAAGGAGGACCCTCACGCCGTCGTGCGCCGCCTCGTAGCCATCAGCACGCTGACCAAGCGCATGGCCCCTCGTGCATCGCGTATTTACAAGGCTGATTCCAGGTGGGTCCATGAAAAGTACGCCTCCAGATTTAAAAAATAAACTAATAGTAAATGCCACCTTTGAGTCTTAGGTACAGAAAACGAATGGCGGCGGCGGCAAGAAGACAGGCACCCGCAAATATATTTTATAACGCCAAAACAAATTTCAATAACAATGGCTCGTTATCTCAGAATATTAAATTAGGAAATAATTCAAATATTCATTCTATACTTCGTACAAAGGATCCTAATTGGCTTGTGCATCAGAGTCCGACTACGCTTGGCGGTATAGCTAAATCATATGGGTTATCAGGTAAGGCTCGATCCATGTTCATAGGTATAATGTTGATTTCGGCTCGAATAGTGAATGGTCAAACTGTTCCAGCAACTCTTACAAAAAACACTCTAAGTGGTAACTCTAAAGTTTCAATTTATAACCAAAATAAATCTTCATTCGTTCCACGCCCCGAAGATGTTCAGAACTCTTTGCAGTCGGCGTTAGTTTCTATATCATCTAGTACTTCTTCCGAAAAATTTTCATGCTCATATAAAACATCAAATGCCGAGTGGAAAGCTGCATCAAGAGCTAAAAATTGGATGGGAAGAAACACTAGTGAGCAAGAGTTGAACAGGTTACGCCGTGCACAGGAAACTGCATGTAACGCAGAAAGAGAACAAAAGTCCAAAGAAGTTATAGTAATCGGAGAAACTGCAGGAAAAGCCATAGCTTCTGTTTATACTCACGGTCAAGAGGAACTCACAAGAGCTCAACTCAAAAATTTACAAACTAGAGCGAACGCAGAAGCTGAAAGAGCTCTTCGAGCTGAAAAGGCTGCGGCGAACGCAAAAGCCGCATTAAATAAAGCCCAAGAAAAACACGCCAGAAACCTGGTGGAGGAACGTGCAAAGGCGAAAAACGAGGCTGAAAAGGCGGCTATAGCACGTCAAGCAGCTATAGAAGCCGAGAAATTTCGTAAAAGTTTAGCCGGAAGACTCGCTCGTGCAAAGGGGGCGTTTTTAGGAGGATTGGCGAATGTCGGAGGAGCCGCCGGAGAAACTTTGGGTTCCACGGCTGGAATTTTCTCAACAACTGCACGTTGGTTAAAAGGGAGTATCCCAGTAATTGTGGTCACGGCTGTAAGCGCTGCACTGTTGGCCGGTGTAGGATTTGTCAATTTTTGGACGGGAGGATCTATACGT